TTACATCAACAGATCAGGCTTTAAGTCAACTTGAGTTGTCTGTTAAACAAAATAATCCTGCCGCATTCAATGCTGCTCGACTTCAGTTGGCTCGTGCGATTGGCGGTAGCGGAGACATTTCCAATAAAGAGATTCAGGCGGCTGGTGGCGACCCATCTTTGTATGGACGACTGATTGACACAACATCTACTTTGTTCACTGGAACTCCTACGCTTGAAGCTCAGAAAAACATTGAAAAGACGCTTCAGGCTTTGCAAACTGTTGCTAAAAAGAAGGCAAATGATGAAATTAGCGTTCAAAAGCGTATTGCCTTGGAAAGCCGACTTGGAACACAGCCTCAGATTGAGAGTGCTCTAGACTTCCCTGAGTTGCGTGGTGGCGCTGCCAAACCAAGTTTTGCCAACATTCCTGCTGCGGCAATTGATGCTTTGAAGGCAGGAAAAGGCACACAGGCGCAGTTTGATGCTATCTTTGGAGCTGGTGCAGCACAAAGCGTTCTTGGAGGAAAATAATGGCTGATAATCCTTTTGCTCAATATGTCCAAAGAGGCGCAGACTCAACAAACCCATTTGCAGGGTATGTAACAGATACAGAAGAGCCTCCTGCTGGCGACTACAAAGCAGAGGCGCTGCGCCGTGGTCTTGGTGGAACGGTTGGAGCTGTTTCTGGCGCTGCTAATGTGGCTTTTGACTACTTGCGACGAATGGGCATTGACCCATTAAGCCTTGGAATGAGAGCCGCTGGTGGTCAAGCTCCTATTCCTGAGCCAACAGTTACAGAATCATTTAAAACTGGTCGTACCACTGTTGAACAACCTGTTATGAGAGCACTTGGTTCCACTGGTGCTATGCCACAAACAGGCACAGAGCGAATCATTGCTGGCGGCTTGGAAGCTGTTACATCACCAGAATCGTATCTTTTCCCTCCTTTGGCTGCTGTTCGCAGAATGGGCGTTCCTGCCCAGGCTTTGATGCGCCCTGCCGAGCAAGCTATTGTTGGCGCTGGTGGCCAAGCTGGTGCTATTGGTGGAGAAGAGACACAGCGCAAAATTACTGGTGAAACTGGTGCTACTGGTTCTATCCTTGGCGGTCTTTTGGGTGGTGGCTTATCTGCATATGGTGCTGGAACTGTTTTGAAGGCAGGCCCATTGGCAGGCAAGGGAATGGACATTGCCAGAGGTCAGTGGGACAAGATTCGTGGCACTGTGCCTCAAGATGAGTTGATGAAGGACGTTGACAACCGCATCAGCAACATCTTTATTGCGGCTGGCGCTGCCGACCCCAACTTTATGAAGGTGTTGGATGAGGCTGCCAAGGCACAAAAAGGCGTGTCTTTGAAGGCTCCTGGCGGTCAAGAGATGCAAATGCCTTTGAGCGCTTTGTTGGCTGACAATCCTGTTATCAACAACTTCATTCAGAGCTTGTCGTCCAAAGACCCTGTGTTCAGAGCGCAGTATGGTGACCAGTTTGAGACAGCAAAACGCGCATTGCTTGCCAACCAGATTCGTTTGTTTGGCGACCCATCAAAGGTTACTGTTAACTTACAGCCAACTGATTTGGCTAAATCTCAAACTCGTCGAGTTCAAAGCCTTGATGAACAATTGCAATCAGCATCACGCGACTACTCAATTGACCCTAATTCTGTTGGTCAGCGCATTGACTCTTTGGTTCAGCAAAAGGAAAAAGCGGCAAGGACTGCTGTTCAGCCACTTTACAAAGAGGCTTTTGATGTTGCCAAGCAGAAGAATGTTGAGTTGCCTGCCTCATCGGTGGACGACATTTATAACTTCGTGGCTGGTGAGCAAGCCTCTGATGTTTTCAAGACTTTCCCTTCAATCTACAACAGGGTTCGTGCCAAATTCCGTCCTGAAACGACTGAGCCTAGCCCCATCCTGACTGAGACTGGCGCACCAATGACACCTGGCGGCGTTAAGTTCAGCGCTGCGACTGTGGAAGACTTGGATTCTTTGAAGCGTGAAATCAATGCTCATTTGCGTAAAGCCAACGACCCTGCCGACATTCGCTTGTTGACAGAGCTAAAGACTCGTGTGGGCGGCCATATTGATTCGCTTGACCCAGATTTTGTAACGGCTTATCGCAATGCTGACAATGCTTATTTGCAAAACGTTGGACTGCCTTTCTCGGCTGAAACGCTGAAATCGGTAGACCGCAAGAAGTTTGTTGAGCAAATTGTCCCTGCCATTATTGGCAACAAGTCAAATGTGGATGAATTTATCCGTGTGACTGGCAAAGATGGTGAAAATATTGTCCGTGATGTTTACTTGGACAGCTTCACAAAGGCTGCACTCAAGAACGATGTTATTGACCCAAAAGCGGCTAACAAGTGGCTTGCCAAGAACCGTGGTGGCGTGAACCTTGTGCCTGGCTTAGAAGACCAATTGCGTGGCTCTGTCAACAATGTTCAGGACTTGTTGAACCAAAAAGCTCGATTGAATGCTGATTTTCAGCGTGTTGCTGGTGAGCAAATCCTTGGCAAAGAGGGTTTCTCAACACCACAAGAGCTTGTCTCCAAGATGTATGGTGACTTGAACTTTACGACCAAGTTCATGTCAAATTCTGGTTATGGCCAGAATAAAGACGCTGTGAATGCGGTTCGTTCGTTCATGTTGGATGACATTGTGAGCAGTGGCAACCCATTGGCGACATTGGGAGACAGAAATAAGGCGGCTGTGTTTAATAGGGTGTTTGGCCCTACTTATGCTCAGAAAGTAACTGATTTCGCTACCGCCTCTGATCGACTGCTGAAAGATATTACACAAGTGCCTTTCCGTGGCGAGACTGTGCCTAAAACGCCCGTAGAAATGCTGACTGGCATTCCTCCTGAGCAGATCATTAGCCGCATCTACAACCCTGTTTCTGGCCCTGTTTATGCCATTACATCGCTGATTAGCAAGTATTGGGCAAAACAAGCCTCGCAGCAGACAGAAGAAAAGCTGAAAAACCTGCTTTTGAACCCTGCTGATGCTGTAAAGGTCTTCCAGGCTGTACAACCAAAAATCAATGCTCTTGACCCTGAGAAGATTCGTGATGCCATTGATATTGGCAAGAAATATGGCATTCAGTGGGTTGCTGACGCTGCAAATGACTTTGCAACTGGTGCGGCTCGTGGTGCAACAGCGGCAGAAGTGCCAATGGAGTGACCTATTGACCCTATCTCTGCAATGCTCATGCTGTCAAGCGCACTCAAGGGCATACGCTCTTGCTGTGAGATGCTGTCAGAGGGTAAAGCCGAGATACAGCGAATCAAGAAGGGCGTAGAGGATGCCAAGGCTATCGTCAAAGATGTTTCTGGGTTCTTTGGTTGGTTAAAAGGGTTGTTTAGTGGAGCGCAAAACACAGATAAGACTCCACAAGAAACTTTGAAGAGTCCACAGACTCCACAAAAAAAGGAAGAATATGTTGACTACATTCCTGATGAAGATGCGATTGTTGACCAGTTCATTAAACACGTTGGCAACTTCTTTAAAGCGCAGGCTTACCTCGTTGCTTACAAAGAAGACCTAGAGCGCAAAGTCTTTAGTTCAGTGCATGGAGACAACAACATTGGGGCTTTGGAGCTAATCTCCATTGAGACAAAGTTGGTTAAGTGTGGTGCAGAGCTAAGGGAGTTGATGAATGAGGCTCCAGCACAATTAGGGCCGTTGTACAGCCGCTATAAAGCGATGTACTCACGGATTCTTGATGAGCAGAAAAAGGCAAGGGAAAGGGACAGGAAGAACGAAAAGCAAAAGCGTATTGACCAGATTAGGACCGAGAATGACAGGACTGATCGCTGTGTGCCACATTGGGTTACGCTTGGGCTGATTGTCATTTTCTGGGTGTTTATATGGCTAATATCGCAGAGTACGATGCAAAAATCTACTTTTGGGGCATGGTCTTATTTGCAACCGTCAGCTTTATCGCACTTCCAGCCGTTGCCTTTATCTATCTTGAGAACAGAATTATTGCAGAGCAGATTAAGTCAGATAGGCGTAAGAATGAGCAACTGAGGCAGAAACTTGAAGATCAACTCAAAGAGGGAAAACGTGAAAAGCCTAGCAACAATCCTGATTCTGATGGCTCTAGTGGGGTGCGACAACGTTTACCGCTACCCATGCCAGAACCCAGACAACTTTGGCAAACCTGAGTGTCAAAAGCCTCGATGCCTGTTTACCCAAGATTGTCCTGAGTACCTTGTAGCCCCTGTTTTGGAGAAGAAAATTGCAGAACAACCCCAACCAGCAGCCTCTAACTCCAGCGGAAATTGAGATCAGGGTGTGGGCCTTTGTGGTCGGCATCGTGACTGTTATTTTGGCTGGAATCGTGTTTTTCATGCTTTACAGCGTGACTTTCGTTACCCAACCCATCAAGTCTATGGCTCCTATTGACCAAGGCTATCTCAAGATGCTGAACGACATTGTTTTGCTGATTGTTGGTGGCATTGGTGGGGTTATGACCAAGCGATCTGTCGGGGCTGTTGCCAATAATTTAGGCACACCACCTGAAGCGCCAAAGGGAGACACCACGCCCCCAAAGCCAAGTGACCCATCAGGTGCATTGCCTGTATGGGTCAATCCTGAACTAGATGAGACTTGGACTCCACCGCCACCTCCTACCACGCCGCCCAACCATTTGGAGCCTGAGCATGAGCGTGAGGAATTGGCATTAGCTAGGGCAGAGCAGAAATGATAAATCCTTGGATGATTATTGGTGCTATTTGCGTTGTCCTTGGGACATACAAGTACGGCACACACTCTGGTTACAAGCAGCGAGAAGCTGAGATGCAGGCTGAGATTGCTCGGCTGAATGAGGAATCCCGCCAGAAAGAGCAAAAGCTGGCGCAGGACTTAAACAACACATCTTCACAACTTTTGGAGGCCAACAATGCCATTAGTCAAAAACAGTCTGCTCTTGATCGCGCTATCAGTGCTGGCAGGGTGCGCCTCCCCGCCACAAGTTGCGTACAAGCCGCCACAAGTGCCGCCTCTGCCAGCGGGAATAACGCCGAAACAAGCGAATCTGAGCGAGAGACTCTCAGACTTATTGCTCAACTCGCCGCAGAAGGCGACAGGGCAATCAACGAACTCAACGCCTGTATCGCAGCCTACAACCAAGTAAGAGAGGCTATCAATGGCAACAAGTGAGCAACTAGCAAAACTTCATATTGGTCAACAATGGGTAACAGCACTGAACGACACCTTCAGCCAATTTGGGATTCTGACCCCGAATCAGCAAGCGGCTTTTATTGGGCAGTGTGGCCACGAGTGCGGCCACTTCCGCATCCTAGAAGAGAACCTCAACTATCGAGCCGCAACCTTGATGAAACTGTGGCCAAAAAGGTTCCCAACACTGGAAATAGCGAACCAATATGCAGGGAATCCTAAGAAGATAGCCAACATGGTCTATGCCAACCGCATGGGCAATCGGGATGAGGCTTCTGGAGATGGGTATCGCTTTCGAGGCCGTGGTTGCATCCAATTGACTGGGCATAGCAACTATTTTCATGCAGGAAAAGCGCTTGGCGTGGACTTTGTGATGGAGCCTGACCTGGTTGCCACACCAAAATATGCTGCCATGACTGCTGGATGGTATTGGCAAACTCATGGGTGCAATGAGATTGCAGAATCAGCAGATTGGGTCAAATTGACCAAGAAAATCAATGGTGGGACTATCGGCCTAGAAGACCGCATCCTTCACACTAAACAGGCTCTAGCGGCTCTTAGTCAATAGCTTTTAGGGCTAGGACAAAGACAAAGGTACAAACGGCTACCAGAGCGCCCAGAATAAGGATTGTTGACAGCATGAAGATGTTGCTCATCGCTTCATCCCCCTTACAAATGCCGCAAAACTAGCTGCTGTGTCACCCAAGGCTGGCATCATGTCAAACTGCAATGCCACCTCTTCTAGAACTAGGTTGCGGTATGGGTCTAGCTCTTTGCGTTGCTCGATGTGCTGCTTACGCCAACCAAAGGCTTGCTCACGCTCAATGCGCTGGAACTCATCATCTTCTGCTGTCATTTACATATCCTTCCTTGATTAGCCATTTCTTGAAGTTTGCGTCAATCTGAGGTGGTCTAGCGCGTTTCCTTTTGACCGCCTCCTCCTTTGGCTTGGGAATATCGTACCAAGGTGCGCCCTTGGCAAGAACGGTTTTAAAAGCCATTTTTAGACTTGAGTTTGGCTTCAATGGCTGCGGCAAACTCCCTTGGATGATTGGTTGCTAATTCAAGTTCTACCGCTTCCATTACTGTCAAACCAACCCATTCACTCGATTGGCGTTTACCAGCCGCTTCACCGAACCCGTAACCATTGCGGTATCCCTCGCGATACAAGCCATTTTCTGACGCTTCTGCGATGGCTTGGCGTAGGGATGTGATGGCATCGGCAATTTCTTCATCTTCATGGAAGACCTTGTAAGTGCTTTCCAACGCCTCAAGCGCCTGTTTCATTACGGTAATACTCATCTTGCCACCATCACCCTCTGTTGGCGACCAGACTTGCCAACCCGTGTGCCTGTAATCTCAATGTAACCTTTGCTCAACAAAGCCTTGTAACGGGCTGTAATTGAGGAATAGGGCATCTGTGGGAACATCTCAAGAATCTGGTCACTGATGCAACCATGCTCACCAAAGCTCTTAATAGCCTCATAGACCATCTTTTCTAGGCTTGGTGTGTCCACCTTCTCTGCCGCCTGAACCGATGTGGCTGGCGCGTCTTTGCGGTGTAATTTGAAGGCTGGTGAGCCAAAGAATTTCTCTACTGCACCACCAAACCAGATTTTGTCTAAACTCATAATTCACTCCTGTTAACAATCACATTCATTTACTTCGTACGGCTCAATTTTCTCGACTGACAAAATATCACCATCTATTGACATACACACTTTCATGTTGTGATAAGGCTGCCTTGACATTTGCCATGCTCCAACTGAAGGCCCATGAGGATACTTGTCCTCAACTATGTTAAACCACTCATGTATTACCATTATTCACTCCTGTTAAAAAAGGTGGGCTACTAAGTCTGCACAAGCTATCAAGGAGTCCAATCAATTCAAGCCTGCATCCGTCCGTTCGCCCATTATTCACACTTTAGAAGGGTACATCGTTGTCCATGTCGGCAACGCTGTTAGAAGCCTTTACTGGCGTTGGTTGGGCATTCTTGGGTGACACTGCCAATCCCATGAACTTGCCGCTTTTGCCTGTTTTAATCCAAGCAGAAAGCCAGTAATCTTGGCCATTGACCACAATGCTGCCTTTGTAGTCAGGGTGTTTGTCGTTCTCTTTCTTGTCGTTCTTGAACAAAACGCCACTGTTATCACGCACTTCTTTTTCCATATTAACCTTTCAAATTATTTAATTCATCAATCAAAAATGTTTACGCTTTATGTTGAATGTGTAAATATCTCCTTTGCTGCTTTTTTATATGCTTTGCTAGCATCTTCTGCATTCAAGAAAAAACCAAGATGATATTGCTTTTTGTTGTGTGTTATTGTTGCCCTATACCTATTTCTTGATTTTGTCCATGAAACACCTGTAAATCCTGATGTGTTTTTTCTATTCATTGATTGATTCTCAAGATTTTGTTTTTGAGTTGCCAATCTTAGGTTACAGATTCTGTTATCACTCGGATTTCTGTTTATGTGGTCAATGCAATATTTTGGGAACTCCCCATGAACATAAAGCCAAGCAAGTCGATGTTCATAATAAGCTCTTCCATTTATTATGATTCTTCTATACTTATCTGGTCTTTCATTTCCAGCAAAAGAGTCTTTTTCAGTTCCTTTTCTTGGAATAATCCAAAGAAATCTTCCAATTGTTTCGTCATAGTGAAGCATCGACATTAGCTTTTTTTGTGTCAGCATCAAAATTTTCCTTATTAAAAAACTTTACAGACTCTTCAAGCTGGTTTAAAAATTTACATACCTCTAGTTCAAGAAATGAAATGTATTCCTCATCTCTATTTACTCTGGCAATGAACAATTGTAGATGATTTGGCATCCTGCTGTCAAAACTTACAAAGTCGCACCACTTTCGACCTGTTACCGCAAGTTGCCATTGCATTTGGGTGATGTAATCTGATGGTATTTTTTTAGTTTTTAGCGTTTCCAGGTGTGTGTGGCTCATGGGGCATTTCAGCTCAACCAATCCCTCGCCAACGATGCCATCTGGAGATGCGCCAGCTTGCTCAATGGTTGGATGGTTGACGAATGCCACTTGATCGACCATGACGTTCTTGGCGCTTTCATAAGCAGCTCTAGCGAACGGCTCTTGTTCTGTACCCCAAGACATAGCATCGTTGGTGTATGACTCTGCCACGGTGTTTGTCAGGCGTTCCAAGAGCAATTGAGTCATGTACTTGTCTCGGCTTGTTGAATAGCCTGTCTTTGTGGTGGCAACAATGTCCTTGACTCGACTGGCGGTTACCTTGCCAAGCCTGAGCATCTTCCACTCATCTGTGCCTTGTACGATTTCGTCACTCATGCTTTCCTCGCTTTCAGCATTTCATCCGCGTAAGCATAGGCAACCTCTGCAACATCTGATCTGTTATCAAGGTCTAAGTCCTTATCCCACATCAAAGATTGCATCGCCTTGGCAGCAAAGTAGTCACGCAATGTCATGCCGTTACTTCCGCCAATTACAACACCTCTGTGATCCGTAATAAGACCAGTTGGAAACGCTGGCCCACCTGTTTGTTCACTCATTTCAACTCTCCTTTACGCTTTTCCTTGGCATCCATTACCTTCTTTTGCCAGCCCTTATCACCATCGCAAGCAGCGTAAGCAGCAATGTAGACATTCTTCAAATCCTCCATTGTGGGAGCCACTTCAATAGCCGCCAGGTAATCAATCATGGCATTCACATCCAACATACTTTCCTCTTCCTCACCTTCTGGCAGGTCTTCACCCGCATAGATGTAGAGTCCAAGGCCATGCAAAGACAGCGCCTTTGTCATGCAACGCATGATTGCCGTGTTGACAGCAAAAGCGTCAGGGTTGGGGATTGCTTTGTTGCGGTAGTCCATCACTGGCAATTGGCAAGTCATTGGTTTGCCAAACATTGTGACGGTCACAAACACCATTGCAGTGCCGTTTATGTCCATGTAGCAGGTTGGACTTCCACCATCACCATCATTAAACATTTCTACCTTGTATGAGGCATTTGCGTCTGCCTTCAGAGCTTCTGCCCATGCCCATGCCCACGATAGGTAGGTAAGGTTGTTCTTCTTCTCTGTATGCTCGTTGACATTCTTACTTAAAAGATTTAACACTTGTTCTTTTTCCATTATTCACTCCTGTTAGATTGACTTTCTTTAACCTGTTGTTCACCTATCCAATGACTAAGCATTGTCAAGTCGTTGTTGATGCTGCCTATGTCTTGGATGAATCCATCATACTGCTTATTGAGACACTTTTTATCTAGGGATTTCACTGATTGTTCAATCCGCATAAGTATGGTTGAGTAATCGTTCATAGATAGTTCCACATGATGATTCCACAGAGGGAAAAGGTGATGATTATGCCAAACAAGACAGAGTAGTCGCTGATGTGCGGGGCAGAATGAAACGGCCCTTCAATGACGTTCTTGTTCATGTATTCCTCTGGAAAAGCGTCTTCCAAACGGCGTGGGAATGAACGGGTTGTGTTGTTAAACATTTGCGATCTCCTTTGCAATTTCTAGTTGGGTTTCGTCATCAAGGTCTTTGAACTCGATGAAGTGGTTCTCCTGGCAGCAGGAATATCCTGACTTTGGTTGAACACAATAAGCGCAGTACAAACGCTGTGCTTCGTCTTCCATGATTTCTTGCAATAGTTCACTCATAACGCCTCTCCAGTTCATTGATTTTGTGTAGCAACTGCGCTACCTTTTCTTCCAACATCTTGATACGCTGCAAGAGCATTTCATTCTGTTGGTGTTGATGCCACCTATGGTTTGCTTCATCTTGGTTCATTTTTCTGCGTCCTTTATGTAAACATCAATGATGGCAATAATAAGACGCATAAGAAGTCCAAGACCCATGCCGACAAGAAGATAAATTACATCACTCATGCTTCACCTCTTGCTCGGATTCTTTCAGCACACCATTGGCTTGCAACACGCTCTGCCGCATCTTCAGGCTTGGTGTAGACTGCATTGATAGCGTCACAAATTTTTGCACACTCCTCACGCTCTTTTGCAACAGCATCCTGAAGTTCTTTAATGTATGCGTTTACTCTTTTGAGTACGGGTTTATTTTTTTCAATAATGTCATCTCGTACCTTGTCCTCTACCAGTTTGGCAAAGTTCATCAAATGTTCGTTGTAAAAAACATAAGTTACTTCGCCAGAAGGATGTTTTTCAACACCATGCGATGCGGCTTCTCTAGCCATCTCAATGATTTCATCTTGTGTCATTGGCGCACCCTGATCGTGTCCACCAGCTTGTTTGCCAGTGCGTAGTCTTCAATGATGCTGAAAATAAGCGTACAGATAATGTCGCGCTCATTTTCCTCACCTAGTTCGTATGCGTTTGTCATAGCCTTGATTGTGTTCTCACAAGCTGCGACCATACGCAAACTCACGATCATTTCGTCTTTCGTCATAAAAATTCTCTTCCCAATCGTTTTTCCACTCTGTCAAAATGTCTTCCATCTCAACATACGCCTTGTGTTCGCAGTAGTTGTACTGGCGCTTGTCAATGTCGTAGGTCACTTGCTTGTCTTCACAGAACACAGCAAAGTCAATCGTTGGCCCACCGTGGTCGTCAGCTTCGATAATGTCAAAGGCAACCACACACTCTCCGACACCATACAAATGCACCTCAATGCTGTGCTCAAAGTCAGTTACTTTCACACTCATATTCACTCCTGTTAATTGATGGAGACTTGATTCTCATGTGTTTTGCAAGTCTTGTGAACTAGGACAAACCCTAGTACTCAACCACTATGTTTTGCCTTATCCTTGTTGGTCAACAACCAAAAAGGGCTGATATGCAACTGAGAATTCACCAACTGAACATCTTGAAGCGCCTAGAAAAAGGCCCAAGAACGCTTAAATCTTTCTCCCACAATGACCAAAGCGCCCACCTATCCGTTCATTTTGAGCGTTATTTGGGTGAACTACAAGCCGCTGGCTATGTGGTGGAAATCCAAGAAAACTGGCATCTGACACACTCAGGATATGCCGCTGTTGCAGAAAAACAACAGAAGAAGATATTTGTGGACAGAATCTGTGCGGGTACGACAGAGGGCTTTTATGACGGTGCAGAGCTGCGCCAGACTTGTCAACGACCAGGCGCGTATGACTTCCTGAACTTCCCAAGCCGTTTCGGTGACAACTTTGTTTATCCAAGAGTATGAGGTGAGCCATGAAATTCCGAAAAAAACCCGTAGTTATTGAGGCAACACAATGGTTCAAGAATGGCGATCACCCGCTTGATTACAGCAAGACACATGATGGTTTTGCTGGTGGCGAACTGGTCAAGTTTTCCCCTGAATATCGCAAGCAGATGCGATGGGAGGGAGACATCGTGCGTTACTACCGCACTCCAAGCATTAATGGACAGCATAAATGCGAGCATTGCGGTGACATCATGCACAATCATGGATGGGTTGACACGCTTGAAGGCGGTCACATTGTTTGTCCTGGTGACTGGATCATCACAGGCGTGAAGGGTGAACACTATCCATGCAAGCCTGACATTTTTGAGATGACTTATGAGGCGGCAGAATGAGACAGCTTCAATACGACAAGAACGGTGCTTTGATGAAGCAGGTGGGTGGCAATCATTACAAGGACAAAGCCATCCAGCCTATTGAGTACATCCATGCCAACAAAATGGGTTTTTGTGAGGGCAATGTGGTCAAGTACATCACCCGTTGGAAAGAGAAAAACGGCGTAGCAGACTTGGAAAAAGCCAAGCACTACATCGAACTGCTTATTGAACTAGAGACAAAAAAGCCTCTATAATGGTTTGAAACACGGCTAGATACGAAGTCATGAGCGTATCGAAAAGCGAGCCTTCCCGCCTGCCGAGGTTTCATTCAGTGAAGGACAGAAAGAAGGAAAACTTATGCCAACTAGGTATTTAAAGCCTGGCGTTCGCGACAGCGAAGCCATCGACAGCTTATCCCCACTTGCAGAAAATCTGTTTTATCGTCTTCTGGTGACAGTTGATGATTTTGGTCGTTTTGACTCCAGACCTGCCATGATTAAAGCCTCTTGCTTCCCAATCAAAGAATCAGTGTCTATCAATAAGTGTAAAGACTTGATTGATGAGCTTGTAAGAAATGGTCTTGTGTCTGTTTATCAGTCACATGGAAAAAATGTATTACAAATGTCTAAATGGGATAATGTTCCTAGACAGAAAGAAAGCAAGTATCCTGACAGAGTAGACATTTGCATACAAGTGCATACAGATGTATGCGAGTCGCATACAAATGCACCTTTAACTAAAACAGAAACAGAAACTAAAACAGAAACAGAAACTAAAAGGGCAACTGGCGTTGCTTGTCCTGATTCTGTTGACCAACAAGTTTGGAATGACTGGATGACGGTCAGACGTGAGAAGAAAGCTAAGACGCTGACCGAGACTGGTTGGAAGCAGTTTGTCAAACAGGTTGACAAGGCTGGTTGGACTATTGAGCAGGCGATCAGCCATTGTTGTTTAAAGCAATGGGTTGGTTTTGAGGCTGCTTGGGTAACAGAAAAAGTCAGCCATGCTGAAAGACTGTCAAACACCATGTCAAACCTGACAAACGGCCTGACAGCGCCTAAAAAGCAGTTCTGGCAGTTGGAGGACAAGAAAAATGGCTGATTGCACACCAGACCAAGGTTTTGACTACATCTTTGGGCGCATGAGCGCCATTTATGGCAATGACTTTGCGCGAAAGTGGGATGGGATTGACCCAAACCTAATAAGGCAGGAATGGATTGGCACATTGGGACATTACTTGACCATAAAAAGTGTAATGGACTATGCCTTGTCAAACCTTGACCCAGTGCGCCCACCATCGTCAATTCAGATGAAAAAGCTCTGTTATGACGCACCAAGGGTAAACACTGCTGACAAGTTGCTGGAAGACCGTTCAAAATCTTCAAATTATTCCGAGGATGCTAAACGCGCTGGACTTGCCAAACTTGAAGAACTAAGAAAAAGTTTCGGGAGACTCCCATGAAGGTCTTGATTGCTTGTGAGTATTCTGGCCGCGACAGAGATGCGTTTATCGCAAACGGCCATGATGCGTGGTCGTGTGACTTGTTGCCTACCGATGCGCCTGGTCCTCACTTTCAATGCGATGTTTCCGACATTTTGGGAAACGATTGGGATTTGATGATTGCCCATCCACCTTGCACACATTTGGCTGTTTCTGGCGCTCGTCACTTTGCAGCCAAAAAAGCAAGTGGCGTTCAGGATGAAGCCTTAGATTTTGTGCGTATCTTGCTAAACGCCAACATTCCTAAGATTGCTTTGGAAAACCCAATTAGCATAATTTCCAGCCGAATTCGCAAGCCTGACCAAATAATTCAGCCTTGGCAGTTTGGCCATGGTGAGACTAAAGCCACCTGTTTGTGGCTTAAAAATCTACCAAAACTTACCCCGACAAACATTGTCGATGGCAGGTCAGACCGTATTCACAAGATGCCACCAAGCCCTGACCGCTGGAAGTTAAGAAGCACAACATACCAAGGGATTGCAGATGCAATGGCCGAGCAATGGGGATAAATATGATTCCAACAACATCGGTTGACGACAAGGTTTACATTGAATCGAGCTTTGTAGCCTTGGCGTTCAGAAAAGCACTTCAACAAGAAAGAACCGCCTGCGTTAAGTTAGTGTTTGCTAACAATGGTGATGTAACCAAGACAATTAACGAAATACTTGCACGAGACTTACAGGATTGGGAAGATGAACAAAGCACAAGCGAATGACGTACTTGACAGAATCAGAGCAGGACAAAGTTTGTCCTTGGCTATCACAAATGCAGCCTTACAAGCCCTTGGGGACTTGCCCAGACTTCGACCATCTGAAAGACCACTTAGCCAGACACTATGCGTTGATGGCCATGAATCCAGGCTCGATTGGTCATGCGCGGTGGATGGTCAGGAAATTGGAGAAAGAGACACCCGAATTGGCTGGTCTAGGTATCTTGACAGCCGAGAAAATCAAGGGGTTACGCAATGAAATGCCCACTTTGCCAAGCCCCAACTGATGTTAAGCACACCAAGAACGGGCTAAGAACTAGGGAATGCTTTAATCTGCATAGGTTCAAAACTCAGGAAATACTGCTAACCGAGCCAAAACCCAAACAACAATGGAAAAAGAGGGATAAATGATGGACAACCAATGGATTTTTGAATACGACAACGACACTGGCCCTGATGACGATTATTTTGAAGAGTTTTTTACTATTTACGATTCAAGAAGGCAAGAAATTGCTAGGGTGCATGAAAAATCTGATGCGGCTTTGATCGCTGCTGCGCCTGACCTGATTGATGCCGCAGAAATGGCTTTTTGCCTGCTAGATAACTTTGTTGAAGACCCAAGGGTAGATGTTGAGATTAAAGCGACTATGGCCGAGCTTCAAAAGGCCATAAACAAGGCAAAAGGAGAGTAGATTATGGAGTCTGTTTTTTTGGGTGGTTTTCTTGTTGGCGTTTGTTCTGTTTTATTGTTTCAAGCTGCAATAGGGATATTGCACAAATGATTTACAAAACTTTTAAACAATGGGCAAATGGTCGATTCTTGGAATACGGAGAGCCTAGAAAAAAGGCGTATTCAAAGGAAGAACTAGATTTGATTGAAATGGGCTGGAATTATGGGTTTGACGCTGGCGCTGAATGGCAGAAAAGCCAAACAGCGTTAGACAAGAAGGCAGACAATGCCCGAGAACTTGGATTGAATTATGAGGTGAAGGCATGATAGAAATTGAATATCAACTGACGGTCAAACAAGAAGAACAAGAAGAAAACAGCCTACATTGGCACGCGCTGAACTATCGAACCGCATCAACACAAAATGCCCATGAGATGTTTTTAGCGCTTGAAAACTATGTTTTAGAGCGAGAGCAACGCATAAAGGAGAACTATTTTGGTGTTCATCGGAATTGATCCAGGCAGCATATCTGGCGCAGTGGGTGCTTTGCACTCAAACGGCGATTATCTTGACAGTTTTATGATTGAGCACCAAGACAAGCACGTGCTGCCAATGGTGTTTAAAAACATGATTCTGCGGCTGGTTGACCCAAAGGAAGGCGCGGAGATTTGCTGCGAGCAAGTCCATTCGATGCCAAACCAAGGGGTAGCATCAACTTTCCAATTTGGCAGGGCTGTGGGCGTGATTACGGCCGTTTGTGAGCTAACCAGATACCCTTTGCACATGGTAAGGCCGCAAGTGTGGAAAAAGCACTTTCACTTAACTAGCGACAAGGGTGAAGCATTGGACATGGCGCGTATGCTTTGGCCTGAAGCACCACTTAAGCGAAAGAAAGACATAAACATAGCCGAAAGCCTGCTCATAGCCGAATACTGGCGCGAGCAAATCAAAGGCAAAAGGGTTGCCAAGCAATGAATAAAGAGGGATTAAGGGGCACTGTTGTCCACTTTACTGATGCCGAGCGCGAAATTTTGAAGGGTATAGGCAAAGGCAGCCTGGCGGGTGGCATTCGTTTATCAATCGTTTGGGCAGCGCATTTCTATCAACTAGGGCTAACAGATGAGATGGATTTAAACTTAATCGGGCTTGTAACTGTATCGAGCACCGATCAACACCCACACGAATAGCGCTAAAACGCGTTTTAAGGGCATTTTTAGGCGTTTTCTGCTATTGATTAAGCATCGCAAAAGGGTTTGCGTGTTGAAGGGCTTAAAACGGGCAAAAGAAAACCCGCGCTTGGCGGGTCTAAGTTAGTGTTTACTGACTTAATTTAATCTGTCTTCTTCTTCAATCAATAGGTCTTCAATTTTCCGCATTGTTTCGGCTGAGATACCTATCCAATTGGTCGCTCCTCTCTCAGAGTTGATTTTTATGGAGATTTGGCCGTTTTTCTCTGAAAAGAATGGGAAGGGAGCCACTTTGTAGAATTGTTGTTCAATGTATGTCATTTTTTACACCTATTTGCGTTTTGTGAGGATTTGAAGGATTAGCGCCAGGGTTGCATAGATCATTGCAGGCCCTCAACAAATGTTAGCGCATCAGTTTTGCATTGTTCAACTTGGTCAAAAGTAAGCCCGTAGGCTAGATTTTCGGCTAGGTTTGTGGCCTTGGTTGCATTTTCGTCACTTGGTGCGGTTATGGCCAAAATTAGGGCTTGTGTTAGGGCTTGTGTTTGTGTCATTGCAGGCCCTTAAAACTGGCGATAAACGATATTTTCACCAGTAATACCGATAAACACGCCCTCATCGGTTAAACAATCCATAACGGCCTGCATTTTTTCTTCATCGTCATCGGTATCGGTTAATTCGATAGAGTAATTTTCTGCAATGGCTTTCCAGGATTCTTCAGCAAAATCGCAACAAAGGGCGATAACGTCAAGTTCCCATTCTTCACCAATATCGGTTTCACATTCTTCAAGATAATCGAAAAGAATGGCTAAGCCCTCATATGAGAACTGAGAACCACGGCCGCAACGATGAAAAGCATCGCGAAAATCTGAAACGTTGATTGTCACTTTCATGTCATTCACTCCTATTAACCCTGCGAATTGCAGGCCACAAAACCCTATTTCTAGGGCTTTGCAGGCTGAAATTATGCGGTTTCAGTGGTTTCTACGGGTTTAACTGAAGGTGTGTAACACCAGGCAGGCACTTTAGCTGCTGTGGTTTCTCTGAAGGGCATCATTACGCCGATAAAAGAATCATCATCGCAAAACGAAACGATAGAGCACATTGTCCCCTGCTGCAAAACTGCTGGAACTTGACGTTTTCCATACAATTCTTCGGATAAATCAACAAAGCGAACCAGTAAATCAGGGTTAAAAGTGGCTGGTTTATTGTTTTCAGGGTCAAATTTAAGGGGAATAACGCGATCTGTATCGGGAAACTTAGCATCATGCGCTGAGAATCGAATGGTAGCGTCACCCGTAATGCACTCTACCGATAAACCATTAACTTCAAAATGTAACCATTCGTCACCCGTCTTTTTTGTGCCTTTTAACTTGGCCAGGGCATCAGTGGGCAAAATGACGTTTTGTTTTGTCTCTGAACGGATACCGTCAACCAATAAACGGCCTAAGATGTGGCCATCAGTCGCTTCAAGATACGTGCCGCGATTGTCGCGAACAACGTTGATGCCCTGCAAATAATAACGAAGGTCCTTTTTTGCGGCCATGTGCAACATTGCACGGATAGATTTACGTTGAATTGAGAATTTCATAATTAACACCTTTTGAAGTTGAAATCCTAGCGACAATCGCTAGGCCATAAGCCCCGATTAAAGGGCTTACAGTCTAGGGATTAAAGGGAAAGGCCAGTAATGCGGTAGCAGTGGCCCGATGCGGTTTCTACGTCAATTGTCCCGAACGGGTGAACGGCCAGAATTTTCACGGGTTGCACTTTGCCAAAAATAGGCAAATTAACGATTTGATTGACTTTAAATTTCATGTTGACACCTATTAAAAGAAAAGAACATCGAAGTAAGCCAGGGCGAGCACTGCAAAAGCAAGGCCTAAGACAATGGCGAGAGATAAGTCTAGGATTGATTGACGCATATTGACACCTATTAGTTGATTGAAGGGAAATTCTAAGGGCTGCAAAGCCCCTAGAAAATAGGGATAAACCCTAGATTACACATTAACGGCCTTTGCAAAGTTCGGTGCTTCGCCGTTATAGGTTGCAACGCGGAAAGAATGAAAGCCCGCATCGGTTGCCAGCTTTATAACGCGTTCAATATCGGCCATTGACCTTGCACCGCTAAAAAGCAAGGTTTCCATGTAATCACGCGTTTCGCCTTGCTCTAACCCGTAAAGTAAAAGTTCTTTCATTGTGACGCCTTTCAAAAATAGAACCAGAAAATCTAGCCCTTTCATATATATAGCGCGAAAGAATCGTGCCAGGCCGCGTAAGTCATTGATTTATATAGGGTACTAAAAACCCTAATAGGGTTAACCCTTGTAACTTATTAGTACATCATGTAACTATGAATACTTACGTTTCATTAGTGAAACAAGGTGGAATATCTTGGGGTGTTTTGTGGGTGTGTGAGTTATGGTGCATGAAAGAATCACACGCATCAATTAGTTATGTTTCATAATCAATTTAGTTATGCTTCATAACTATCCCTACTGTTGCGCCGATACAACACTTGGTTAGTTGGTGCTTACTATGGGGGGGAGGGGGTGTGGTGGTGGAGAGATTTTTGTGGGTGCCTCTCCTCCACACGAAAAGCAAAACTAGCTTTTTTCTGTCTAGCTCTGGCTGGTGATGGAAGAGTATGGTGGTGGGAAATGTATAGGCGTAGCAAGGCAGTCGTAGCATTCTCATGGTCTTGAGAATCCCTAGACTTGGGTGGGAGTCGTATAGCGTACAGAGTTAAGCAGACTCTGTGGGGCTTCAGGTCGTATTACCTTTCGGTGCGTACCGCTTTATAGCCACCGCCCTTACTTCCCTTTCGGGTATTGTTGGGCAACCGTATATCTCATGCCTTTGAGGGTGCGACTGCGACACCCGACTTCCCTTTACTTCTTAACGCCAATCTGTTGTGTCTTTATTTGACTTGCCAATGTTACACGCCTCGCATAACACCTGCAAGTTCTCTATGTTCAATTCTAACTCTGGTTTCCTTGATCTTGGTTGAATGTGGTCAACATGAATGTATCCGCCTGTCTCTCCACAACACTGACATTTCTTGCCAAACTTTACCAATGCCCTGTAACGGACTTCCCGCCACTCACGGGTCTTGTAAAAGTCCTTTCCCATGCCAAACACATAGGCTGGTGGCGGCTCAAAGGTTTTCTTCTTGGGAGACTTCTTTTGCATCGCCCATGCCATTTGGGAGGCTTTTTTTTTGATAAGCGCCTGAAGGACTGGGCTGGAGGTTGCGAGCTTCTCTAGGGTCTTCTTTGCCTTGGCTGCGTCCCGCTTGCGTTTCTTCTTGTAAGCGTCAATTGCCTTTTGGCTGTAAAGATAAATTCCCATGAAAAAAGCCCTTTAGGGGTGATACAGTCGCGCCCTCTGAATACCAGAGGCTGTACCACTTCTAAAAGGCTTTATCTGGCGCGAACAGATATGACTGCATTGTATCAGGGTTTTCCCTATTGTTAAACAACACAATGTGACTTATGATTGCGTTACACCAAGACGCATGGGGATTAAGAGGTCTGGTTGACCCACTTGACGAAGTTGAAGGTTCGATTCCTTTATGGATAAGTCTGGTTCGACTCCAGATAATTAATCCTCAGCCGTGTTGGTGGAAACGGATTAGCCCCGTGGGGTATTTCGTTCAATTGCGCCCTCACCCTGCTTTATGGGAGCCACCAACATAACTTCCCCTTTGTGGACAAAAGTAATGACAGAAATTAAAAAACGACCCCCTGGTAGACCAAAAGGCTCGACAAACAAGAAGTTCAGCCTGACGAGCTTTGCTGAGAAGCCAAACATCCTACCTATGCCCAAAACAGAGGCAGGTCAACTCAAAGAACTCAAGAACCTTCTGATAAACAGTGCTGGTAGCCGTGTTGTCCACAAAGCCGTGGAGATTGCCCTTAATGATGAACACCCTGCCCAACTAGCAGCTATCAAGTTGTGCATGGACAGGATGTTGCCAGTCTCAATGTTTGAGAAAGAGGGAAAACAGCGTTCGGCTGTTAACATTACGATCAGTGGGATTGGTGGTGTTGAGATTGGTGGCTCCAAGACCATTGATGCCGATGATGTTGAAGATGTAGAGGATAAGAATGTCTGATCTGAACTTTTCCCTACTACCGTGGCAGCAGGAGGTCTTTGCCGACCCTACCCGATTCAAAGTCATTGCCGCTGGTCGCCGCTGTGGTAAGTCTCGCCTTGCCGCTGTCACCCTTTTGATTGAGGCTTTGCGCTGTCCATCAGGTTCCGCCGTGATGTATGTTGCTCCAACAAACGGGCAGGCGCGTCAGATTATTTGGGATGTAATCATGGACTTGGGGCGTGAAGTCATCCAAAGCTCCCACATCAACAATCAGAACATCACAACCATCAATGGAGCGACTATTTATGTCCGAGGAGCCGACCGACCAGATACGCTACGTGGCGTTTCACTCACCTATGCAGTCCTCGATGAAGTCGCAGACATCAAGCCCGAAGCGTGGGAGCAAGTTATCCGAGCCTCCTTGTCCGACAAAAAAGGACGAGCCATGTTCATCGGAACCCCAAAAGGTAGAAACTGGTTCCACGATATGTTTAGACTGGGCCAAGGCGCAGAGGATAAAGACTGGAAATCTTGGCACTTCACAACCCAAGACAATCCCCTGATCGACCCAGAAGAGATTGAGGCCGCCAAGAAAACCTTGTCTACCTTTGCTTTTAAGCAAGAATACATGGCAAGTTTTACCAATGCTGGTAGCAACATCTTTAAGGAAGAGTGGCTGAAATACGGGGTTGAGCCTGAGATGGGCAGCTACTATGTGGCTGTGGACTTGGCTGGCTTTGAAGAAGTGGCAAAGCAGGCGGCCAACTCCAAGAAACGACTTGACCAGACTGCTATCTCCGTGGTGAAGGTCACAGATGACGGAAAGTGGTTTGTCAAAGAGGTTGAATATGGTCGATGGGATGTGAGGGAGACAGCCTCCAAGATTCTGATGAAGATGCGGGATTACCGTCCTTTGAGCATCGGAATTGAGAAGGGGGCGCTGAAAAACGCTGTTTTGCCATATTTAAGTGACTTAATGCGAAAAAGTAATGTATATTCGCACATAGTTGACTTGACCCACGGCAATCGCAAAAAGGCCGACCGTATTATCTGGTCACTTCAGGGGCGATTCGAACATGGACGAATTGTGCTCAATTCTGAGGAAAACTGGGATGAGTTTATTGACCAACTCCTATTGTTTCCCTCGATTGGTGTGCATGACGACTTGATTGACAGCCTTAGCTACATAGATCAATTGGCGGTCACTTCTTACTTTGTTGACGACCAAGAAGATGATTGGGAGCCTGTGGACGTAATATCGGGGGTGTAATGGCAACAAATAACGAAGTCAAATTAGAGCAGAGTGAGTTCTACGAGCCTACGGAGGCTGATAAAGAACTTACGGACTTTGTAACCAGTCATTGCACGAAATGGCGTGACTACCGTGATGTGAACTTCCTTCCCGATTGGTTGGAATATGAGCGTATCTTCCGTGGTCAGTGGGCAGCAGAAGACAAGACCCGTGAATCTGAGCGTTCACGCATCGTCACCCCTGCCACACAACAAGCCGTAGAAACCCGCCATGCCGAAATCATGGAAGCCATCTTTGGTCAGGGTGACTTCTTTGATATTGAAGACAACATCCAAGATGTGAACGGCAACCCCATTGACATTGAGATAATCAAAGCTCAGTTGATGGAAGACTTCAAGAAAGACAAAATCCGTAAGTCCATTGACCAGATTGAGTTGATGGCAGAGATTTATGGCACTGGTATTGGCGAGATTATCGTCACCACAGAGAAAGAATACGTCCCATCTACCCAACCGATTCCTGGCCAAGTTGGTCAGGCGGCCATTGGTGTGTTAGAGCGTGACCGTATTGGTGTCAAGATTGTCCCCGTCAACCCAAAAAACTTCTTGTTTGACCCCAACGGTACGTCAATTGATGACTGTATGGGTGTGGCTATCGAGAAATATGTTTCGATTCACAAGGTGGTCAAGGGCATTGAGCGTGGCATCTACCGCAAAGTGGATATTGGCACGACTGGCGAAGATACAGACCTTGAGCCTACCCAAGAGGTCAGCCAATATCAGGATGAAAAAGTCCTGTTGTTGACCTACTATGGCTTGGTTCCTCGTGAATACTTGAACAATCTCAAGGAAAACAAAGAGGTTGTTGAGCTTTTCCCTGAAAACTCAGTTGCTGAGGACTATTCTGACTTGGTAGAGGCCATTGTGGTCATCGCCAACGATGGTTTGTTGCTTAAGGCTGAGGAAAATCCCTACATGATGAAGGACAGACCCGTCTTGGCCTACCAAGATGACACTGTTCCTAACCGTCTTTTGGGTCGTGGCACTGTGGAAAAGGCGTTCAATATGCAAAAAGCTATTGATGCCCAGACCCGTAGCCACTTGGATTCTCTGGCTTTGACCACTTCTCCCATGATTGCGATGGACGCAACCCGTCTGCCACGCGGCATGAAGTTTGAAGTCAAGCCTGGCAAGGCAATCCTGACAAATGGTGCGCCTTCGGAGATTTTGTATCCCTTCAAGTTCGGCAATACAGACCCAAACAACTTGGCAACAGCTCAGGCTTTTGAGCGTATGTTGCTCCAAGCCACTGGAACTCTAGATTCTCAGGGCATGGTCAGCAATGTTGCTCGCGATGGTGGTCAGGGCGGTATGTCAATGGCTGTGGCTTCTATCATCAAGAAGTACAAGCGCACTTTGGTGAACTTCCAAGAGGATTTCTTGATTCCTTTCATCAAGAAAGCTGCCTTCCGCTTCATGCAGTTTGACCCTGAGCGTTATCCTTCTGTGGACATGAACTTCATTCCCACGGCTACGCTTGGCATCATTGCTCGTGAGCATGAACAACAGCAGTTTATTGGCTTGTTGCAGACTTTGGGGCCAAACACTCCTGTCCTGCCAATCATCTTGAAGGGCATTTTGTCTAACTCTAGCCTGTCAAACCGTTATGAAT